AGATGGAAGCAAATTCATGCAGCGCAGTTACAATGAGTGGAATTTTTGACGCCATATTAGTGAGCAAATTTCCTAAATCAGTTAGTGCCTGTTTTGTATCCTCGCTAACTAATAGTTTTCTCCATTCAGTCAGCGCAGCAGTAAAAGCATCCAATGCTCCTTTATTTGATAAATCTGTAAAGATACCTTCCCATGCATATCCCAAATCACGAAGCGCATCATTGAATGATTTTGTACCTTTTAATCCCTGTTCATTGATAGCCCCAGCATACTTTTTAAAAGCTTCAATAATCTTATCTATTTCATCTTCATTAAAACGAGCCAGTTCAGGCGGCAAAGTAAAGAATCCAAGGAATTTTTGACGATCAGCCATGCGCGGCATAGTCAACATAAATTTTAAAATGCGTTCTAATGCTTCTTGATTACTAGTAATTCCACGCAAGTTTTCGGCAAATGCCCGCACGCCCGCATCGCCATATTGGCGTAATCCCTGAATTGTACCACCGACGCCCGCACGTAGTTCTTGCATATTTGTGGCGAACTGATTCATCGAAGCAGCGAAGCGTCCTTGTGAAACTCCTGCCGCTTCAGCAACTGCTTGAAATTCTTTTAATTTCTCTAGCGAGATTCCTGTCTCGCGTGATAAGAAAATCATTTCTTTGGTTGACTGCGCAAAGTTACGTAAGCCGGCTGTCATGGCTCCGAATGCAGCGCCGACACCTAGGACCGAAATGCCGATAGCGTTCAGCGATGGAACTAATAAACCTTTTATATTTTCCGCTGTACCAGCAACCGACTTTCGTAAGGTTTCAAATTGAATAGTGGCGCGGCCGACCTTCTCGCCGCCTTTTCCCATGTCGGCAAGTTGGTTCTGCAAGTCGCGCAATGGCTTGCTGAATTTATCGACAACTTCAAGAACAACTTTTATGGCTTGCTCTTCTTCAGCCATTGCGTTGCGCTTCTTGCACTTCGATGTACTTTGTCATCAGTTCATAAACCGTCGACATAAAGGACTGCAATGAAAAACCATGCCGAGACGAATACAATCGGAGATCAAATCTTGCCCGGCACCGGCACGAAAAAAGGCGTGATGCCCCACGCGCAGGAAACCCAATCACGCGGCGACAGCTGAGCAATCGACGACGGCGGCACATTGCCAAGCAAGGATAGCATCGCGTGCATCTTGCGCTCATCGTGCGTCACCCGCGGCGGGTCGGAGATCGGATCGAAGATCACCGGATTACCGATCTGAAGCAAATCGCGCGCGGTTGGCTCACGGAATGTCAACGTGCTAACAGTTTCACCATGTGCCTCAATCGAGCGCGAAAGCTCGCACTTGTAAGCCGGCTCCATTTTCGTCTCTGGCGTGATCGGAGAAACGTTTGCTCTTGTATCAGTCATCAGACGTTCGCCACGAGTTCATCGCACGTCAACCCTTCGAACTTCACGTTGAACTGACCATCGCGTCCGTTGATCGTCGAGCGTTCTGCCCGCCAGGCATTGCGCAAAACGTAAACGTTGAGATTGGCAAGCTCGACAGTGATCGTCGCATCGATGACGGCATCGACATCTTCAACACTAGTGCCGGGAACCGTTGAAACGTCGCCACTTATATAGGGCACGATCGGGAGTTCGCTAAAACCGTGCACTGAATCCAATCCTGCTATGCCGGTGCGCTCCATCCGTGATGGCATGACTTCGATATTGCCTCGCAAGGCAAGTTGTCGGCCATCGACTGACCAAAAGGCTACGCCTGCGATTCTTTGGGCCACTTTTAACCTCCTATGTCTTCGGGCATCTTGTTGCCCTTTGCTTGATTCACCGAAGCTTGAATGACTCTCTCCTGCTTACACTTCGAGCATTGTTTGATGAGCGCCAACGTCATGCAGCAAGCGATGCTGAGGGGAACTGGAGTCTGAATTGCGCCAACGTGGCAAACATTCTTAATTGATTAATAATATCCGGGGGATACAACACATTGATCCGATTTGGATCAACATCATCTCTTTCCACAATCAACGCCTTCTTGAACAGATCCGTATTCTCGACGAGTCCATCGTATTCCGACTGCCGATATTCGGCGACGATCTCAGCGCGAATCAGATTGGGAGTGACAATCGCCTGGCCCGGCCCGAACTTCGTGCCGTCATTTGCAAGTTTGCTCCTCGCATATTTGCTGGTGATGGCCTGTTTCATGCGGCGGAACAACTCCGCCAGGGTCGCCAGCGTCGTCATCAATTCATAGGCGTTGTCCGGCTGACCGAGGATGTTCTTTTGATAGGTCGTCTGCTCTCGAGCGATTGCCGGTACGCCATCAGCGGTCGTCGACTGAATGGCAAGGCCAACGCTCGCCAAGGCGTTAAGCTGCGTCTTGTTGAAGCGGCCCGTTTTTGCCGCTGGATGAACGCCGTCGAACGTCAGCGTCTGCAGCGGACGCGCCGGATCGATCGACAGGGCGCCGGCCGCACGACCACAGAAAGCGCCGGTCCACTCCCACACCGGCGATGGACTGGTCGGCTCGACCGCCATGATCGAGATCACACCGCTGTTGTTGGTCGGCCCATAGGTAAAGAGATTCGAATAGGTGTCACGACGCGCCGTCATTACGTGGCCGTAGTCTTCTCTGATCCAGCCCCAGCGGCCGGAATCGGTGAAGCCATATTCAAGGCCCCATGCCGAAATAGAATTCGTGTCGGTATGGCCCATGCCGACATATTCGTAAGGCTCCTCGCCGAGGTTGGCGATGGCGTTCGTCCAGACCGGGACGCCAGTGCCGTTGGCGAGCGTATTGCCTGACGGCAGCGTCAGCGTCATGCCGACTGGTGTCATCTCGCCGCCGAGCGGGCCGAGCACGTTCAATTCGACGCGGATGTCGTTGCCGGTAATGCCGCGCCATTTCGTCGTCAGCGTTGTCGTCGCTCCGACAGGCGCGCCGGCGGTGACGGGGAGATCCGGGATCGCGGCAATGGCCGCCTGAATCTTACCGGCGACCTGGGCCGTCGTGTCACCGGCCGAGACGCCGACATTTACGTTCTGCCCGGCGATATAGAGATCGAGTGTGCCGGCCTGCGTCGGCCCAGCGGTGACGACGATGTCGCCAGTTGCGGCAACCCCCGCCGCCGGCTCGGCGATCGGCAGCAGCAGGCAGGGCGAGGCTTTGTTGAGCAGAAAGAATTCGGTAAACATCCGCGCCAATGGCGATCCCTGTCCGGCGAGATAATTCGCCTGCTGCAATGAGGCGCAGGCAACGGGCGTGTCGACGACCGCAGTGCCTGCCGCGATCTTGTAATCGGCGAGCAGTGCATACTTGGTAAAAGTCGGCGTGCCGGCTTGTGAAGGGTCAACCTCTATATACACTAAGGGCACCTTCCATCCCTGCGGAATATGGCTAAACGAGATTGGCATTGTTCATTCTCCTTTGGATTTCCTGGTTGACTTCTCGATTGCCTTTTCCTCGGCAACCTCGATGATGTCGCCGTCACGCAGCATGCGAAACGTATATTGATCGGCGGTCCATAGCCCGCCCTCTTTAGGCAGCGGGCCGTCGACGGGATGCGGCGGCAGGCCTTCGCGCTTTGGCTTTACTAGCATCTTTGCTGACACTTGTTCCTCCATTGATCGGAATGTCCCATTGGACTTCGATGAGCGGAGCGTGCGGATTGAGTAATGGACGCGCATCGATATGCAGCGTTTCGAATACGTCGGGAATGTAAGGCTCGAACGGAATCACGCCGAGATAGCAACTGAGATCGAACTGCAGCTCGACCACCGGCGTCTCGTTGTCGTGGCCGACCGAGCCGAAAATGTGCGTGCGCTCGCCGCGGATGAATGACTCGATCTTGTAATTGTTGTTGTTATAGAATGTCGGGTCGGAAAACAGACCGTTCTCAATTTCATACAGCGCTTGGTCCGCTCGAGCTTCGCCGACATCCGGATAGTTATTGATAACGATCACCGAGATGCCGATGCGCACGGTCGTCCGGAACCTGATCTCGCCGACGCCAGGGTCGCCTTCCGGCAGCATCAGTTCATTGACGAAATAGATCCCGCAATAAGGCAACTGGTCGACTTGTATCGGCAGCGACTTGGTCTTGCTAAAACTGAAATCCTTGAAGAAGGGAAAGCGCCGCACGCGGTCGAATACGCCGTCGCGAACCAATAAGGAATAAGTGTTAGTCATGGCCGCGCCACGACGATCCTCTGCAAGTGCAACGTCGTTTCCCCGCCGCCGTTCCGTATCGCATCAGTCACCTCGAACGATCCGGCATCGGGCAAGCCCTCGGCCGCGGGAACCATCACCTGATCGTGCTGGATCGGCGAGATGGCGAATTCGGCATCGAGAATGTCGAGAATGGTGCGCTGCTCGGAAATGATCGAGCCATCGAGTGCCACCACGTCAAGCCCCGCCGTGTCGAAGATGCCGCGCGCGTTGTAAGGCAGCACGCCAGGCTGGCTGGCGAAGGGAATGAACGTCACCGGACGAGCGAAGGTATCGAACGCGGGTAGGTAGACCATGCTGGAAAAGTTGATGGCCATTTATTTCCGCTTGTTCCTCTTGTGCAGGTTATAGATCTTCAGTGCACGGCGGCCCTTGGGCGCCACGAATTTTCTTTTCTTCTTCAGCAGCGCGACGATCTTCGCGTTCTGCTGCGGCATCTTTCTTTTCCTCGGCCTGCCAGGCGCTTTGGGCATGATGTGAGCATGGGCTACCCGCGCAAATTGTTTGATGCTCGGCCGCGGATGCTGATATAGCCATCCCGGATCAGTGACACGTAGCGGCGCCAGGCGGCATCTACAAAACGGATGATGCGGAATGCTTCTCCTTACATCCTGAAAGCGATACGGACCGCCAGCGGCAATGTCGCGGCAGAACTTGCACACCTCATTGTCGTTGGCGGTAACGACGCGCACCATTTCATCAGGCGCGAAGTGCCGACGCCGCTTCGGTTCAATCCTCTGGCCGGTCGTTAACACGACTGCATCCGGATTGGCCTGTTGGATCAACTTTAATAACTGTGCCGATAGCAGCGCCGCTTCGGTGTTCGGATCAGGCGTCATTGTCCCGCGCAGCATTCAGGCCTCGTATCGTGTGAAATGAACGAGCAGATCATGCGCCGCCCGCATCGCCGGCGTGCCGCCGACCGTTGCACCGCCGGCCATGCTGCGGGCTAAAATGTTAGGGTCGAAGTAAATGATTCTACTTTCCTTGTGGCCTATCATCCGCACCGTGGCATCGCCGCGCAGCGTCGCGTAATAAGTCTCCCTGCCAATCATCACCACCGCCTGCTTCAACGCCGGCGGCGTCTCCGCCGGGATATTCCAGCCGCCGGTGTAATTGATCTCGGTCTGATCGACGAACGTGCCGGAATTGAGTGTTATTTTGCCCCATTGGCTGTCGAGCATGAAATCGCCGTTCGCCAGCGTCAGCGCAGCACCATTGTTGTCGAAAGAATTAATATCAGCAGCGTGCACAGGATAACGAGCAAGAAACAATCGATGGCAGTCCTCTGGAATTTCGCTGAAGGTCTCGACCACGCCTTCCTTGCCGAAGATACGGTTATTGCAAAGCCGCGCCACTTCATCCGACACCCTATCAAGAATGCTTTGCAGCAAGGGATCCTGGGCCGTTCCGGTGATGTTCAAGGCGATCTTGAATTCGTCGAGCGTCATCAGGTCGACGGTCGGTGCTGGGTTGGTAACAACGATATTGGATTGCATTTAAGTCTCCTGCGACTCCTGCAGGCTCGGAATTACTTTA